CTATGGTCTGAAGGGCTAGAAGATGAAATTTGTCGCCGAATAGCTTCTGGAAGATCTGTTTTAAGCGTCTCAAAAGACGAAGACATGCCTTCAGATTTTACGATTTGGAAGTGGTTAGGGGAGAAAGAGAGCTTCTCTCTTAAATACGCACGCGCGATCGAGGCACGGGCAATGGCGCACGCCGACGAAATTTCTGATTTGTCGCGCCGTGTTGTTTTAGGGGAAGTGCCGCCCGATGTTGCGCGCGTTGCGCTCGATGGTCTGAAGTGGACCGCGTCACGCTTGCTGCCAAAGATTTACGGCGATCGGCAAAGTGTTGACGTTGCCGTCACTCACACTCACCAGCTTCACCTTGACGCGTTGAAGCGCTTAAATGACAGCGCAAAGGCATTGCCAGCGAGTGACATCATAGACGGAGAAATAGTTTCAGTGTCCGATTAGACCTTGCCCTATTGACAAAAGTTATCCACAGGGTAGAAGTGTCGCAATAGAATTGTATTTGACATTTCGGGACACTTGTCCTACAACATCTAAGACAACAACGGGACACGGAGAAACGGATAGGGGAAATGCAAGGCGAAATACTGGACGGGGAAACGCGACGCGGTAACGCGACGCGGGAAGGCGGATCGGGCGACCGTGAAACCGCAAGACCCCCCCCCGTCTCCACCCCCCTGGGGGGTGCGCCTGCTGCTGCCAACCCCCTCCCGAAAATCCAGCACCGCAACACGGAGATGCAGCTATGCTTATAGGGTATGCCAGAACTTCCACGAATGACCAACACGCGGGCCTCGATGCGCAAAAGCGTGACCTTGCCGAGGCAGGGTGCGAGCGCATCTTTGACGAGCAAGTGTCATCTGTGGCGCGTCGTGACAGGCTCACGGAGGCGATCCAGTACTTGCGCGATGGCGATGTGCTTGTCGTGACGAAGCTCGACCGGCTTGCTCGCAGTGTCGCGGATTTGGTGACACTTGTGGCTGAGATAGAGCGCCGCGGCGCGAGCCTGCGTATTCTGGCGATGAATCTCGATACGCACACACCGACAGGCAAGCTGATGCTGAATGTGATTGGCTCTGTTGCGCAGTTTGAGCGCGAGATCATGTTAGAGCGTCAGCGTGAGGGGATACAGAAGGCGAAGGCTGATGGGAAATACAAGGGCCGCAAGCCCACGGCACAGGCGAAGCGTGATGATATAGTGGCGCTGATGGAGACAGGGATGAACACGGCTGAGGTTGCGCGGCAGCTGAAGATCGCGCGGTCGAGCGTGTATCGCGTTATGGAGAGGGAGACGCAGTGATGGGGATTATTGAGCTGATGCAAAGAGCGTTGGATAAAACGAATGACCCAGATGCGATATTCGCCTTAGATCGAGGGATTACTGAAGTTGAGCGGTTGCGAAATGTTGTGGCATTACTGATTGAGTATGAAGAGCACGATGAAAACATCCTCAAAGGCGCGGTAATGTGGGAGTCGCTTATTGAGGCAGCACATCGCGCTTTAATGGAGAAAGAGTGATGACCGGCTTTCGCTCAAAGCGTGTAGCATCACGCGAAAGATATGCAGATATGGAGACGATGGGTCACTTGATCGATCTGCGTAAGCGCATAGAGGAAGCCGAGCGGCAGCGAGATAACGCGCTTACTGTGCTTATGGATTTGCGGCGCGAGAATCTGCGGTTGATCCAGATGGTTGACCATGTGGTGAAGAGCGACAAGTGAAACCCGCAATCGCCATCTTTCGCCATGACCCAGAGTGCTCGCAGGATTGCGTTGACGGTATGGTCGAAGCGTTGTCTGGCGAGTTTCAGGTCAAGTTTTTTGATGAAGCTGACATGGAACACGATCCGCTGAAGGACGTTGATATAGTGGCATTCCCTGGTGGGATTGGGGATGCAAAGCGGTATTACGATTTCTTTAAGCGGAGAGAGGGAAATGCGATTGATCGTTTTGTTTCATCTGGTGGCAAGTATTTGGGTATCTGCATGGGGGCATACTGGGCTGGGCGAGATTATTTTGATCTTCTGGATGGCCTTGATCCTGTCCAGTATATCAAAAGCGATAGTGCCGACGTTAAGCGATCATATCCCACAGTGGCTAAAGTGACGTGGGGTAATCGTGAAGAGAAAATGTTTTTCTACGACGGATGCACTTTTGTCGGGAATGGTCGTTGCCAGTTGGTTGCTCGTTACGCGAATGGCCTTCCTATGGCAATTATCCAAGGCAGGGTGGGCCTCATTGGATGCCATCCTGAGTCGCAGCATAAGTGGTACGATAAGCCGTACATGCAGAAGTGGTGGCATGGTGGTGCGCATCACGAGTTGCTGTTGGGGTTCACGAAAAAACTGATGAGGCAGAAGTGATGGAGATCGATCATAGCGCTGCTGAAAGAGTGAAGCAGTTAGAGGCAGAGGTGCTGGTGTATCGTAATGCTTTACACAAGATCTCTGACAGGTTGCTTGATGTGGATAGCTGGTTGGCTCGTATTGCTGACGCGATACAGTTGGCAGCGAGTGCTTTGAAGGGGGAGAGATGAGCTTTGCAATTAAGATTGTCAGGGTGAAGATGCGCGATAAGGAGCGCGAAGAGTATTTCAACAGCATTGATTCTGGGTGGGATTATCTGTGCAACGGTAAACTGTATTTACGGTGTCCTGCGTGCAAGTTGAGATTTACTGAAGGCGGAGATTACCCGTGCGGCGGGTATGAAAGTATGGTTTGTGGCGCAATGTCACAGAGGGAGCAAAAGAGATGGGATGGACGAATCTGAAACCGAATCACGAATGGGAGAAACTCGTGCGCAGTCTCGATACTGTGCGCGGAGATGCGATGCTGTCTTTCCGTAATGGATGTCCGTTTGACCATAACCCGTTTGAGGTTGGGACTGACCGGCACAAGGCATGGGCAGAGGGATGGGAGATGGGCAAACAGAAATGGGGAGCGCCGGTCAATGAGAAGCGAAGCTGAGATATTGTTGCAGTTGTTCGTACACTCTTACTTTAACTTGATCGATCAACTGAGGAAGCGAGAAGAGATCGCGACGATGATGGACTCTTCCGGTGAGAGTAATGCTTTTAACATGGCGCTAGGGTATACCTATGCCGCGTTGGATGATTTGGCGATGCGCGCAGATGCGTTGCTGCGTAAGGGTGAGTGATGACATATCCTCAATTCAATTACACGCTTGGTGCACCTATGCCTATTCCTCCATCCATGAAGGTAAGGCCAATTAGAAATACTCAACGCAAAACACAGTCAGGAGTTCCAGCGATACCGTTGGAGAAATAATGATGGCGAAGCAGGCAAAGGCTGACGGGAAAGAGTTTGACGATTTCATCGCACTGTATCGCGGTGATCCGGTCAAATTTGTCCGAAACGTCTTGGGCGAGAAGCCATTGCCGTGGCAGGAAGAACTCTTGCGGAAGATTGCTGCCGGTAAGCGGCGCATCTCTGTGCGAGCGGGTCATGGTGTCGGCAAGTCCACTGTGTGCTCGTGGGCCATTGTCTGGGTTATGTGTACGCGGTTCCCACAGAAATGCGTAATGACCGCGCCGACTGCGGGGCAACTGTTCGATGCGCTCTTCTCTGAGTTGAAGGCGCAGGTGAACAAGTTGCCGCCAGTATTGCGCGACTCATTCGATGTGCTGAGTGACCGTATCTCATTGAAGGCTGCACCGGAGTCGAGCTTTGCATCAGCACGCACCTCGTCCTCAGAGCGACCAGAAGCACTTGCCGGTATTCACTCGGAGAATGTGTTGCTGATTGTGGACGAGGCATCAGCTGTGCCTGAAGCTGTGTTTGAGGCAGCGGCAGGGTCAATGTCTGGTCACAGCGCGTGTACGATCCTGATCGGTAACCCGACGCGTAACAGCGGCTTGTTTTACCGGACGCACCATGAGCTGGCCTCTGACTGGGACACGATGCATGTGTCCTGTCTCGATATTCCATTGGTGTCGAAGGACTTCGTTGAGCAGATCAAGGCGACCTATGGCGAAGGGTCGAATGCGTTTCGGATACGCGTGCTTGGTGATTTCGCTATCGCTGACAACGACACGCTGATCGCGGCTGAGTTGGTCGATGCCGCTATGTCGCGTGATGTTACGGCTGATGTGTCAGACGGCATGGTATACGGGTTGGACGTTGCTCGGTTTGGGACTGACAGATCGGCATTGTGCAAGCGTAAGGGCAATGTCGTGATGGAGGTGAAGTCATGGGGTGGCCTCGATCTGATGCAGCTCGTCGGGGCTGTGGTGAACGAAGCGCGTACAGATAACCCGGTAGAGATCTGCGTGGATACGATTGGGCTTGGGTCTGGTGTTGCGGATCGGTTACGCGAGATGGGTTACAATGTCAGGGATGTGAACGTCGCTGAAGCGTCAGCCATGAACCCTAATGCGAACAAGTTGCGGGATGAGCTGTGGCTGTCGGTTAAGGATTGGCTGGCAACTCGGACAGTGAAGATGCCGAACGAGCCGACTTTGCGGCATGAACTCGTCGCGCCAAGGTATAGTTTTACGTCTGCGGGTAAGATTGTGGTAGAATCAAAGGACTCGATGAAGAAGCGCGGTATGCGTTCGCCCGACTTGGCTGACGCGCTTTGCTTGACCTTCGCCGGTAATGCTGCGCTTGTTGGCGGCAGGGCTACTCCTTGGGTTAGAGGTAAACCGATTAAGCGTGCTATTAAGGGTATTGTTTGAGTTTCCGAAGTATAGGAGTTTCGGATGGAACATCTACTTCTTGCCTCAGTCATATTTGCCTCGCCGCACTTTTGCCGCGAACGGGAAGCGATAGCCGCAGGTCTTTTGAGCGAATACCACGAGGAAGCGCAGCCACCCATTATGGTGGATAATAAATTGGCGCTTCAGTTCTACCGTGGCCCTAAAAGCTGGACGCTGACTTCGGTTGAGCCAGATGGTCGAACATGTGTTATAGCAGCCGGTGAAGGTTGGGGTTTGGATAAGTCGTAAGGGTTTATGTAATGGCTAAGAGTCCTGCATGGCAGCGTAAAGAGGGGAAGAACCCCGCCGGTGGGCTGAACGCGAAGGGGCGTGCTTCCGCTAAGGCTCAAGGGATGAACCTGAAGCCGCCGGTGAAATCTGGCGATAACCCTCGCCGTGCATCGTTTCTCGCTCGCATGGCAGGGATGCCGGGTCCAGAGCGCGACGAGAAGGGTAAGCCGACGCGGTTGCTGTTGTCGCTTAAGGTATGGGGTGCATCGTCAAAGGCTGACGCGAAAGCGAAAGCAAAAGCGATCTCCGCACGAAACAAGGGGAAGTGACATGAAGAAGGTTTGGGAAACGAAAGACCCGACAAAGAAAGACAAGAAGCTCTCGCCGAAGCAGAAGGCTTCCGCTAAGGCTATGGCAAAAGCGGCAGGGCGACCCTGGCCTAATCTTGTCGATAACTTACGCGCGATTCGAAAAAAGAAAACGTAATGAATGAACTGCCTAACAATAATGTTCTAAAAACTTGCTTTACTTGCAAGGAAACTAAAAGTCTTTCAGAGGATTTTTGGAAGGGGCAGTCCTATTGTATCAACTGTTCAAAAATTAAACAAAAAAATTACTGGCAAAGCAGAAATCCTAAAAGACGTTTAGAGCAACATTTGAAATATAAATATAAACTTACTATCAAAGAACTATACGAAACATTAGAAAAACAAGATAATTGTTGTGCTATATGTTCTGACCAACTTCCAGACCTATTAGTCTACAACAATCGCAGAAGAGGTTATGCAATAGACCATAACCATGAAACAGGACAGTTTAGAGGTATTTTATGTTTGCCTTGTAATTCTATGTTAGGGATGGCTAAGGATAACAGTAGTTACTTGCGCAAGGCGGCTGACTATTTAGACAATCGCGGTTCTTACTATGGTAAACTTTTAGAAATAAAGGCAAAGAAAAATGGTTGAAGCATGTCCAGTCGCTACGCGCGACATCACAGTGAACTTACAGAATCGCGGCAAAGCGATTGATAAGGCGCATTACGGTCCAATGGACCCGAATCAGCCTAATGACCGCTATTGGGCTGACAAAGCCAAGATGTGGGACGTATCACCGGATGAGGCGAAGACGCAGCGTTGCGGTAATTGCGCCGCGTTTAGTCAGACCACCGCGATGTTGAAGTGCATCGAGGAAGGGATCGCCGGTAAAGAGGGAAGCCAAAAGGACGCGATGGATGTTATTGATGCCGGTGATTTGGGCTTCTGTGAAATATTCGACTTCAAGTGCGCGTCTGCTCGTACCTGTGACGCTTGGATTGTCGGCGGTCCCATTACGGATAAGACAGAGAGCGAATCTGATTCTGAAGACGAGATGGCTGCATCTGACACCGAAGAAGACAAGTCCGAAGGCGAGAACGAGTACGGTTCTATGGCACAGGGCAAAGGTCTGCTTGAGGGTAAGTTGATCGGATGAACCTAGCGATCTGTATACCGGCTAGAGATGAGGTCTATGCCGGTTTTGCCAAGGATCTAGCGGTCCTGTCAGCTCAAACGTACGCTGCGCCAGAATGGTCGAAATTGGATATACTTATGGTGAGCGGCACTCTGATTGCCGACCAACGGATGAAGCTCGTCCGTATGGCGTTAGACGGTGGCGCAGACTATTTGTTGTTTCTTGACAGTGACATGCGCTTCCCTTCTCATGTGGTAAATCAACTACTGAAACACGATTTACCGATTGTGGCAGCAAACTACGCAACACGGCGAATCCCTGTCAAAACTGTGGCGTTCAAGAACTTCCAGAAGCTGGAATATGTAACATCTGGTGAAGGATCTACAGGGTTAGAGGAAGTTGACGCTGTCGGTATGGGTTGCATGTTGGTGAGGGCAGATGTGTTCCGCACCATGCCGATGCCGTGGTTCCAGATCGGGTATTCGCCTGATTGGAAGGCGTTTATCGGTGAGGACATGTACTTCTGCCGCGAGGCTCAGAAGGCAGGGTTCAAGGTCTACATTGACCATGATCTCAGCAAGCAGGTAAGACATATAGGTGTGCTTGAGTTCATGCACGAACACGTTGATCTTTAAGGAGAAACTGCGATGAAGGGTAAAGGTTCAGCTAAAATAGCTAAAGTGATGGGCGAATATAAGCGTGGCAAACTTCACGCAGGCGTTAATCCAAAAGGCCCGAAGAAGGCACCGCTGGCAAAGAGCCGCAAGCAGGCCATCGCGATTGCGCTTTCTGAAGCAGGCATGTCGAAGAAGAAGAAATGAACCACTTCTACGAGGACATCCAAGGCTGGTTTAACTTCACAAGACCGTATCGCGATGCGGTGCTAGCGGCACCCAAAAGCGGTGCGGTCTTTGTGGAGATCGGCTGCTGGAAGGGCAGATCGTCTGCGTTTTTGGGTGTCGAAATCGTCAACTCTGGCAAAGACATACAGTTATACTGCGTCGATCACTGGAAGGGATCTGACCAAGTCCACAAAGATGACCCGGAGCTGAAGTCGGTGTACTCAATCTTCAAAGCGAATATGAAGAAGATCGAAGGGTTAAAGATGACTCCCATTCGGTCTGACAGTGCCGGTGCCGCATCTAAGTTTGAGGATGGATCTGTCGATTTTGTGTGGATCGATGCCGGTCACGAGTACGAGGAAGTGAAGGCCGACATCGAAGCATGGATGCCGAAGCTGAAACGGGGTGGAGTCATGGGAGGTGACGATTACCCGTTCGATGGTGTATCTAAGGCTGTGAAAGAATTACTGCCCAAGCACGAGGTAGGCTCAGAGAGCGGCTGGAAGTGGTGGCGCGTGAGAAAGGTCTAAGATATGGCGATTTCAGGATATGACCCCGACAACATTCCGGTATCCGTCTCAGCACCGCGTGCTTATGACGACGACACGGGTATCCTGACACCGGGTATCAATGACCAGCCGATGGATGAAGAAGAGTTCCGCTCTCGCGTCCGTATGGCGATTGAAGACGCAGCAACTTATATCGATACCTATATCGCGCCAGAGCGCGAGAACGCGATGTCCTACTATCTGGGCAACGATTTCGGCGATGAAGAAGAAGGTCGCTCGCAGGTCGTGATGACCGAAGTGCGTGACACAGTTTTAGCGATGCTTCCATCGTTGCTCCGTATTTTTACCGGTGGCGACAAGATTTTGGAGTTTGTCCCGAAGACCGCAGAAGATGTCGAAGTCGCGGAACAGATGACCGATTTCATCAACTACATCTTCATGCAAGAGAACCCCGGCTTCCGCATTCTGCATGACGCGATGAAGGATGCGCTCATTCTGAAGGAAGGTGTTCTGACTTGGTATAAGCAGGATAAGGAGACTGTCGAGGAATACTCTTACTCAGGTCTGTCACAAGAAGAAGCAGCACTTATTGCGCAAGATCCGCAAGTGACTGTGCTTGAGTTGCAGGAAGAGCAAATCTTTACCGCGCAGACGAATGTTGTGACGATGTCGCCAGACATGAACATGACACCGCGTGTCTTCTCGATGCGCGTGAAGCGCGTCATCCGCGAGCCTCGCTATATCGTTGAGTGCATTCCGGTCGAGCAATTCATTATCGATAACCAAGCAACGAGCATCGATGACGCATTAGTTGCCGGTCGTCGTAAACTTGCAACAGTGTCTGAGTTGGTGGCGATGGGCTACGATAAAGACATTGTTGAAATGAACGCTGGCTCAGGTGGGTTTGAGCTGAATATGGAAACACTGGTACGCAACCCAGCTGACCAGTCATTCTTTGGGATTTCAAATGGAAACGACGAAAGCACAGATAAAGTCTATTACGTTGAAGCCTATATCCGCATCGACAAAGATGGCGACGGTATCGCCGAACTGCATAAAGTCTGCACAGTCGGCAATGGTGGTTACATCGTCCACCAAGAAATAGTTACAGAAATCCCATTCGCGACACTGTCTCCTGATCCTACACCGCATACGATTTTCGGTAAGTCGATTGCAGACCAGACGATGGACCTGCAACTGATCAAGTCGAACATTATGCGTAACACGCTTGACTCATTGGCTCAGTCAATTCACCCGCGCACGGGTTTCGTTGAGGGTCAGGTCAACGTAGATGATTTGATGAACAACGAGACAGGTGCGCTTATCCGTATGCGTTCGCCTGGTGCGATTGTCCCATTTGCAACACCGTTTGTCGGTCAACCGGCTCTTGGTGTCATGGGCTATCTCGATGAGATCAAGACGCAGCGCACAGGTATCTCGCGTGCCTCGCAGGGATTGGATGCAGAAGCACTTCAGTCCACGACGCGCGCAGCAGTGCAGGCACAGTTGTCCTCGTCGCAAGAGCGCATCGAGATGATCGCTCGTCTCTTCGGTGACGGGTTGAAGCGTTGCTTTAAGGGATTGCTGCATCTCGTTGTACAGCATCAGGATAAGCCGAAGATTATCCGTCTTCGTAACAAGTTTGTGCCCATCGATCCGCGCGGTTGGACTGCCGACATGGACATGGTGGTCAACATTGCTTTGGGCCGTGGCTCAGATGAGCAACGCATGATGTTCTTGCAGCAGATCGCCGCAAAGCAAGAGCAGATCCTTCAGCAATATGGACCGAACAACCCGATGGTCTCGATCCAGCAGTATGTCTCGACGCTGAACCAGATCACCCAGTTGGCTGGCTTCCAAAACCCAGCGCAGTTCTACTCAGAGCCGACACCAGAACAGATCCAGCAATACATGCAGGCGATGGCTCCAAAGCAGAAGGCAGACCCAGCCGAGATGCTGGCACAGGTCGAGGCAGAAAAGACCCGCGCCGACATTCTCATCGCGGCAGCAAAGCAGGAACTCGAAACCAAAAAGGCGCAGGCAGACGCAGATCTGAAGCGCGATCAACTCATCGCCGATGTGATGCTCCGTGCCGCCGAGATTCAGGCGAAGTATGGCGCACAGGTCGATGTGGCAAGCATCAACGCAGAGGTGAACCGGCAGCGTGCGGAGATCGAGGCCATGTTTTCGATCCAGTCACAGCGTGAGCAGGCCATGATGCAGACACAGATGCCACAACCGATGCCAGGGATGATGTAATGGAAGACCAAGATCTCTTCCGCGCTGCACAGGCGCTCAAGAACAGCATTGCGACGAAGGCTCTCTTTAACGCCTTGCGGGACAAGTACACCCAGATCTGGTTGTCCTCTGACCCGAAGGACGTTGATGTCAGGAATGACGCGTATCACATGATGCGTGCCATCGCAGATCTACAGGGGCAGATCGACGCTCTCGCCGGTACCCCAGATGTAGTCGCGTTTAACCGCCGCTTGAAGGGGCGATAGAATAGGAGTATTTACATGAGCAATCAGGCCGAGCAGTCGCAGACCCGCGAAATCGGCGTATCAGAAGCTGCAACTCGTATGGCGGCGCTACTGGGAGGCGATGAGCCGAAACCCAACGCGCAACCAGAGCCAGCTCCTGCCGAGGCTTTAGAGGCCGAGGCGACGGCAGACGAGGTCGATGAGACCCCAGTGTTGGAAGATGGTCTAGCTGCTCAAGCTACTGACGACACTGAGGAGACCGATTCTGGCGCGGATGAAGATGGTAACACGGTTGAGAATCTCTCACCGGAAACCCTCGTAACCGTCAAGATTGACGGCAAGACGCAGGAGATTCCGCTCAAAGAGGCTCTCGAAGGTTATCAGCGGCAATCCGATTATTCGCGAAGGATGAACGAACTCCGTCAGGAGAAAATTTCATTCGAGCAAGAGTATGAGGCAGTTCGAACGGAGCGCCAGCAATACGCGACCCTGATCGACGCACTTGATGCACAGCTTAAAGAACTCGTGCCGCAAGAGCCAGATTGGGAACGGTTGCACAAGGAAGACCCGTTAAACTTTCCTCTGGTCGAAAAGCAATGGCGTGACTACCAGGCACGCTTGGCTGCGACGAAAGCCGAAAAGGAACGTCTCAGCTACTTGCAGCAGAAGGAAGAACAAGATCGGTTGAAGACCATTGTGGAGCAAGGTCGCCAGTATTTGGTGAAGCAGGTTCCAGAGTGGAATGATCCGAACAAGTGGAACGAAGCGCGTGCAGCGTTGAAGGAATACGGACAGAAAGTCGGTTATTCTGAAGACGAGTTAGCTCAAGCATACGATCCGCGAGCAATTCTTGTTCTGGAGAAGGCGCGTAAGTATGACGCGTTAATGGCGAATAGACCTAAGCCTGACAAGAAGGAAGGTCCGAAGCCGTTGCGTTCAGGAACGCCTGCATCCGCTCCGAAGCAGCAGACCGAAGTTACCCGCGCGAAAATGCGTCTCAGTAAAACCGGTAGCGTCGATGACGCTGCTAGACTCTTTGGCCTAATGGATAGCAGGAGACGATAATGGCTTCCGTAGCAAATGTGAAAACCTATAATGCTGTTAACGAACAGCGCGAAGATCTCTCGAACATCATCTATGACATCAGCCCGACCTCGACCCCGTTCATGTCGAACGTAGGCCGTGACACGGCAGACAACACCTACTTCGAATGGCAGACAGATGCCCTCGCAGCAGCTGATGGTAATAACGCCCTCGTCGAAGGTGCAGATGCCGGTAACACGGACTTCACCGATACGAACCGCGTTGCGAACTACACGCAGATCAGCGGCAAGGTCGTTGCAGTTTCTGGCACCGCACAAGCCGTTAACATGGCTGGTATGCGTACGCTCTTGGCTTACAACCAAGCCAAGGCTGCAAAAGAACTCAAGCGCGACATGGAAAAGATCCTCTTGTCGAACCAGGCTGCTTCTGCTGGTAACAGCTCGACGGCTCGTAAGACAGCAGGTGTTCCTGCTTGGTTGATCACGAACTCGATCACCAACGGCGCGACAAAGCCGACGCTTTCGTCTTCACCGAACGGTTATCCAAACACTGCTTGGACAAGCCTTTCGACATCGACGGACGTTGCTTTCACCGAAGCCATGCTCAAGACAGCAATTCAGAACGTCTGGGCTGAAGGCGGCGAAGCCAAGATCCTCATGACCGGTCCTTACAACAAGACCGTTGCATCTGGTTTCTCTGGCATTGCTCAACAGCGCATCACCTACAATCAGGTGCAGCCTGCTGGTATCATTGCGACCGCTGACGTTTATCTCAGTGATTTCGGTGAAGTTTCAATGGTTCCGAACCGCTTTGCCGATGAGCGTTTTGCCCTTGTCCTCGACCCAGAATATGCATCCGTTGCGTATCTCCGTCCCTTCGAAACGATTGACGTTGCCCAGACCGGCGACTCGATCAAGAAGGAACTGGTCGTTGAGTACGGTCTCCGCATGAAGGCTGAAAAAGCCCATGCAGCGATTGCAAACCTTACTCCTTCGGCTTGATAGTATAGAGGGGCGGTTCGCCGCCCCTCTTTTCTCTTGGGGAGAGCCATGAGCAATAAAGATTATGCACCGGGCGAGTTCACACTTGGTTATGACGGGTTCACCGGAACTCTCACCAAGATGAAAGTTGAGCATGATGGCACGATGCATTTCATTGATACGACTGACATTTCAGACGTGGCAAAGTTTAACCAGGAAGAGATGAACGGTGTTTCACGGACGACCAGATCTGGAGATATGGTTAGAGTGGCTCGTCTTCCTATGCTTGTTTTGTTGCAGCTTAAGGAGCGTGGTATTCTTCACGACAAGAATGCACTGAAACGCTGGCTCAATACCGAAGAAGCGCGACCATACCGGACGCACCATTACACGAGTTGACGATGACAATTACGAGTTACGCCACACTCCAGTCTGAAATTGCGTCATGGCTAAACCGTGACGATTTATCGTCTATCATCCCGACATTCATTCAGTTTGTCGAGGCAGATGTTAACAGCCGTTTACGGCACCAGAAAATGGTCATCCGTGCTCAGGCAACGAGCAACCAAGAATATGTACAGCTTCCTAGTGACTGGCTTGAGGCAATCAATATCCACATCATCGATGGCGCGCAGCCGCTGAGTTATGTCACACTCGATCAGGCAGACCGGATCAACAAGCAGCAGATTATCACTAAGCCGTCTTTCTTCTCGATTATGGATAATGCGCTTGAGATTGTCCCTGCTCCGGGATCGAATATCGACATTGAGATGATCTATTACGGGAAAATTCTTGCTCTCAGTAACACAAACACATCAAACTGGCTCCTCGTAAAAGCGCCAGATCTTTACCTTTATGGATCACTTGTACACGCTGCGCCGTATCTCTTAGACGATCAGCGTGTCGGGATGTTCGCGAACATGTATAATTCGCGTCTTGAGTCGCTGGCCTTGGAAAGCGATAAGGCTGTGCATAGTGGTAGTCCATTAGTCGCTCGTACGCGAAAAACTTACGGTTAAGGAGTTAAGAAATGGCAGGTTTTACCAATTACGCTGAGAATCTCGTTCTCACTTGGACATTTACGGCAAGCGCGGCAACTCGCCCAACTGCTTGGTATGTTGCGCTTTACACAGTCGCTCCAGGTGAGTCAGGCGGTGGTACTGAGTGCTCAGGCACATCATACGCACGCCAAACTGTTACATTTACAGTTTCTGGGACAGCACCAACCACAGCTTCAAACAGTGCCGCAATCGAGTTTCCGACTGCCGGTGGATCATGGGGTACGATTGTAGCGGCTGCTATTCTTGACGCGTCAACTGCTGGCAATATGATTGCTTTTGCTGATCTGACGACATCTAAGGCTATCGATACAGGTGACGTGCTCCGCTTCAACACAGGCGCTCTGACTGTCACTCTGGACTAATAGATGGCGAATGGTCGCGATTACGGTAGTTTTGACTACGGCTTAGGTGTATACGGCACCGCGTTAGTCGTAGATGCTACTTGCACAATCGCGGCTACCTCAAACGCGACAGCGACAGCAACGCGGGTCAAGTTTACCAGCGCAACCAGTAGCTGTTCCTCAAATGCGACAGCGGCAGGGCAACGAGTACGCACTGCCTCTGACACTATGGCTGCCAGCTCTAACGCGACAGCTTCAGGTCAGCGGGTACGCACTGCGGCTGATACTATTGCGTGTTCATCTAATGCTACATCCAATGCGTATCGCGCGCGCACCGTTTCCGCATCTGCGACTGCGGCGAGCAATGCCGTAGCCACTGGCACCCGCGTCAGGCAGGTTGCAGCGACTGCCATAAGCGTCTCGTCGTCGAGTGCCACCGCGTCTTACACGCGTCTTGCTGCATGCGCCATATCTGTTGCAAGCAGTGCTACAGCGTCAGCAACGCGTGTCAGGACTGCGTCAGAGACGGCAATAGCGACGAGCAGCGCTGCTGCTAACGCTTATGCCATCAGAACTGTCTCTGCTGTTATTGCGGCGCAGTCTGGCGCGACAGCTGACGGATATGCCGTTCAGCTTGCAAGTGCTGCTGCGAGCGCCACGTCTGGGGCAACGGCTACTGCGACGCGTGTGAGATTGGCTGCGGGTGCGAGTGTTGCGCAATCAGGTAGTGCGGCAGGGGCTACAGTTAAGTGGCGTGGCCTTGAGACTATCGTTATTGCTTCGACGGCAACTGCGCAGGTGCAACGCGTTCTGCACGCTGTCGCGAGTATCGTTGCGCAATCTGGCATGAGTGCCACTGGTCGCTATCTCTGGGAGCCAGAGGGTATCGCGTCAGAGACGTGGCAAATGCAAGAAATTGTGGTAGAGAATTGGTCAGCGCAAAGTGTTAGCTCCGAGTCATGGACGGACGAGGTTGTACCGTCAGCGACATGGATACCGCAGACTGTCTCTTCCGAGACTTGGACGGCTAACTAGGAGATCCAGTTATGGCTGATACGTATACGACGAACCTGAACCTGACGAAGCCAGAAGTTGGCGCGTCACGCGATACTTGGGGCACAAAGATCAACTCAGACCTTGATTCGGTCGATGGTGTCTTTAACGCTGCTGGTAATGGCACGTCAGTTGGCCTGAATATCGGCACAGGCAAAACTTTGACAGTGACGGGGACACTGACAGGTACGGGTGTTTCGACATATCTTGCCTCTCCTCCGGCAATCGGTGGAACGGCGGCTGCGGCAGGTACATTCACGACGCTGAACTACACAACAGCAGTCGGCGCAACATCAGAGACAGTTCCTACAGTTATTGGTGGAACGGGTGCAGCATCTTCGTTGACCTTGAAGTCAACAAGCGGTGTCGGCACATCTGACGCAATCTCGTTCAAGGTCGGCAATAACGGCGCTACGACCGCAATGACGATCAATACGTCAGGAAACGCATTTATTGGTGCTACCGCTGCTACTTGGGATGAAAGGTTGGGCGTTCGCCCATCTGGGACAGGAACTGTCGGTATTGGCGTTTACTCATCATCAGCGTCTTACACAGGATCATTAATTAGAGCGCAAGCAGAAAACACGACAGGTGCAAATTTTAAATTATATGAAGGCCGTGGATCAGGTGGCGGTGTAAACTATTGGGTAGATGGTGCTGGTGGCGCTTATTTTGCCGGCAACGTAGGAATTGGGACGAGTTCGCCAAGTGCTTCTTTGTCTGTTGTCAAACAAACCACTGCATTGTCTGGAACTGGTAATTCATATGGTCTTTATATGTATCCGACCTCAAGTGGTCTGACATATATTGATGCAATTACTGGTAGCACAGGCAACACATCTCTTGGGTTCCGCACTTACAACAACGGAACGTACAATGAAATGAGAATGGACTCCTCCGGCAACGTAGGGATTGGGACGAGTTCGCCTTCTTCATACAGTTCAAAATTAGCTGTTGTAGGCGGTCAAACTGCATTGGTTGGCAGTGCTTCATCAAATCCGCTTTATTTGCAGCAGACAGGGGGTAGTTCGGGCTACACCGCTGCTATTGAAAACTTTAACTCTACCGGAACAACACAATACGGCGGTATTAGCATTGCTGCTCGTGGTTCTAATCCATATAGCGGATACTTTAGTGCCATTCGGTTTAACTTTTCAACTGGATGGTGGGAGTTTGTTGATGCTTCTAACAATCCAGCAGGACCAATCAATGTCAGCGGTATTGGAAGATATGACAACGCTGCATTTCAATTTTACACCAACAACACAGAACGTATGCGTATCGACTCCAGCGGCAATCTGCTGGTGGGAGTAACTGCACAGGTATCTGCGGAAAGATTGAATGTTACTAGAGGTGGGTCAAGTCTTCGCGTAGTTCATTTTGAAAACACAAGAAATGCTTCTGGTGATGAGCTTATCCGCGCATGGCTTGGATCAAATTGCAATAATACCAGCTCTTACCATTTTATTGGCACAACAGGTGGCACAGACCGTATTTATATTTATGGAAACGGTAACGTAGTCAACTCAAACAATAGTTATGGCGCTCTTTCTGATGAAAATCTAAAAGAAAACATTGTTGACGCAACACCTAAACTTGATGCGTTAATGAATGTTCGCGTTCGTAATTTTAATTTAAAAGACGATCCCGAAAAAACAAAACAAATCGGCGTTGTGGCGCAAGAACTAGAAACTGTATTTCCCACAATAGTAGAGATGGATAACAAAGGAATTAAAAACGTAAAATATAGCGTATTTGTTCCTATGCTTATTAAAGCAATCCAAGAACTCAAAGCAGAACTAGACGCACTTAAGGGGACGAAATAATGACACTTGATCTGACTGTTAATGAAATCAACCTGATCCTTCAGGCACTTGGTCAGGCTCCGTATGCGAGCGTATTTGAACTGGTGCAGAAGATACGTGAACAAGCGCAGAGCCAAATTCAGCCTGTGCCGACATCTGAGGAGACACACTAATGGCTGTTACATACACTTGGACCATCAACGCGATGGATTGCTACCCGCAACATGAAGGCCAGACAGATGTGGTTTATACCATCCACTATTCCGTATCAGGCACAGATGGAGATTATACCGGATCGTCATACGGTACAGTTGGCGTGACATACGATCCCGCAACTCCGTTTGTCCCTTACGCATCACTGACTCAGTCACAGGTTGTCGGTTGGGTGAAAGAGGCGCTTGGAGATGAACAGGTTGCCTCAATCGAGAGCGGCATCTCTAACCAGATTTCGCAACAGAAAAACCCGATATCAGTAACACCGTCTCTTCCTTGGGCGTAAGAAATAGGAGTCAGGCATGTCTGATGATCTGAACCAACAAATCG